TCTATGCAGGATAACCTACTGATTTATAGATATTTGCATTAATGCATAGATAAAAGTAGTATTATTAAATATATAAAACCTTTTGATGTTGTTAATATATGTATATAATTGTATATGCAATTTAACACACTCAAAAGGTTTCGTTGATAAATATAGGAAAACATCTATGCATTTATGCATCATCAATGCATCGTATTGAGTATCAGTGAGTTACAGCGCATCGATGATCTATGCATCAATGCAGTTATCTATGCAGGGCTGGAAAGTAGCTGTTCTAGATTCGGGGACTCGCATTTTGCGAGGTCCTCACAATTTCGGTGGGGTCGTGATTCGCTAGGTCATCTCTACAGTTATCAAGATGGGAAGAATTTGGGGATGCTGGGGATAATGCTTACCTTTGCCGCATTAACTAGAATCACTTTATGTATGAATAATATCCAAGCGAATCTTTATAATCCGTTCTACGGAGAGGAATTGTACACGCTGTACAAGGAACGATTCGGGCATACACCGATGTTCACCGAACCCGGGCAACTTCGGGAGGTCTTCGACAACTACGTTATGTGGTGTCGCAACCATCCGATCGAATCCGTGGATTACGTGAAGAGCGGTGTGCTGGCTGGGCAGAGTTACGTGGTACGCAAGAAATTGCTGGTAACGGAATTCGGCTTCACCCAGTTTCTCGGAACTAGCTGCGACTATCTGAACACCCGTGAAAAGGGGTACAAGGAGCAGCACGAGAAATACCACGATGACGAGTCACTTGCGTTCCTCGAGGAGATCCGGGTGATCCGACAGTGGATCAGAGACGATATGGACAAGGGTGCATCTGTCGGGCTGTATGATCCGAACTACATCTCGAAGCTACGTGGACTCAAGGCATTGAGCGATGTCACCAGCAACGACGAGAAGATCACTGGCGGGCTGCGTGTTGAAGTTTTAAGCAATGATACAGCGAAACGTATGCAGGCCCTTGCGAAAGTCGCTAAGAAGCGAGAAAAACACGGTGACGATAAACTAGATGATCCGAAGGAATGAAGACAACCTATGTATTCGATAAACTCCTAGAAGCTACGGTTGACCCGAATGTTCGTGGCGTATCCAGCAGAGGCGGAACACGATCCTCCAAGACGTGGTCGATGCTTCAGCTTCTCTACATCATGGCTAGGGAATCGGAAACACCGCTCCTCATCTCCTGTGTTACGGACACGATGCCGGGCATCAAGCGAGGCATGTTCCGTGACTTCAAGCGAATGTTGCAAGACGAAGGCGTGTGGGACGACAAATGCATGAATCTGACCGATTCCATCTACTCGCTGGAGAACGGGTCACAGATCGAATTCTTTGGCTGCGAGGACTCGTCTAAGGTTTTCGGTCCTGCCCGTGACATCCTGTTCGTAAACGAGGCGCAGCGTGTCCCGTTTGAAGTGTTCCGTCAGATGGCGGTGCGTACCCGGCTAATGCTCTACATCGACTTCAATCCTGTCAAGAAGTTTTGGGCACACGACTACTTCAAAGGACCGGGAATGGTCGAGATCGTGAGCACCTACAAGGACAATCCGTACTTGACTCCCGAACAGATCGAGGAGATCGAGAGAAACCGGGCTGACGAGAATTGGTGGAGAATCTTCGGTCTCGGAGAAACCGGAGGCGTAGAAGGGCTGGTTTACCCGGAATACGACATAGTTCCTAGTTTCCCGGCTGATGTTACCGGGCAATGTCTAGGACTTGACTTCGGATTCACCGGAGACCCCACAGCCATCGTGCGTGTCGGCTTCAAGGGCAGAGACTTGTACATCCAGGAGCTCGAATACCGGACAGGCATGGTCAACTGGGACATCTCGGAAGTTCTCCATGATCTCGGATTCCACAAGATGTACACCATCGCTGATTCCGCAGAGCAGAAGAGCATCACGGAGATTTCCCGGCTAGGCTGCAAGATCATCCCGTGTATCAAAGGGAGAGGATCGGTGGTTGCTGGGATCAGTGAAGTCAAGCAGTTCAAGCTACATGTAGTCGCAGGATCACGGAATGTGCAGGACGAATTCGACCAGTATTCGTGGACTCTCGACAGGATGACAGGGATGTACGACACTACGAAGCCGCAGGATGCAAATAACCACGCTATGGACGCTATTCGCTACGCAGTCGACTATCTTATAACCAAGTACCGTCCGGGTGCTAAAAATCAAAGGAAAAATGGGTAAATTCAAAAACTTCAGAAGTTACGTGGCGCATCAAGTGATGCGTCCGTTCAAGCGTTTCTACGGATTCGTGAAACGCAGGGTCAGCCGCAAGCAGAGGATCATGTCACTGCTTAGTCTCTCGAACCTAAAGCCCGATGCCGTGATGGCTATGTCGCAAGATGAGAGGGCATTAATGGATACTTTTGCAAAATTAATCGTACCTTCGCACCTAGTAACTCGGAAGGGTCGGATCATCCACGCAATCCCGGAATTGGAAGACGTGGAACTGTGGCAGATGATCGAAGCCCGTAGAGCGGAGACAGCGATCGACCGCATCAAGGGATGGTGCGGATATGTCCCGGAAACGGTGGCGGACATGATCAAGTTGTCAAAGTTTATTGAAACCGAGTTTCATCGTGCCGACCAGCTAGAGGCTGCGCTGCTTCCACGAGGCGGAGGCAAAGCGGACACCAGCCCGATAGCGGAAGCCAAGAACATCTTGGGCGTGGTTCAGATGACAGCAGAGTTGATGTCGTGCTCCTTCGAGGAAGCGAAGAAGATAAACTACTCGGATGCCATTCTCGCTATCAGCAGACGGCATGATGAAGTAGAGAGAATGAAAACTAAATCCAAATAACTGATTATGGAATGTAAAAAGTACGAAATTATTGAAGATGGTGGACGCAAGCGCATCCGGTCTCTTCGTGACTTCACGGTACAGGACCGTCACGTCTGTATCGGTGACCTCGGTGGCTACGTCTACGATGACAAGACACTGGGACAGAATTGTCCTGCGTGGATCTTCAGTGGAAGCCTAGAGTATCCCGGTATCCACGTCTATGACGAGGCTATCGTGGACATGGGAAGCAACGAACCGTTCGATGCTACGGCACGAATGAAACGTGTTCTGATCCACGGGAAAAGCCGGATCATGGGCATGATGCAATTTACCACAGGAAAGACCTCGGAAATTCTTCAAATTCCTGCGATGTACGAGCAGGGCTATTACGAAGGATACGCTGGTGTTCCTTTCAAGGCAGCAGCCCGTGAAGCCTCAGACAAGGTAAGATCCAAGGCAATGGTATGGTCGGCTGGTGCTGGTAAGGTTATCATGCCGAACGAGAACTACGAGATCATGTGTAACAAGCTAGACGAGGACGGAATAACGTTGGCTACGACAGCATGGAGAAAAGGAGGCGTGGACGTTTCCATCGACCTGTCTGACGCTGCTGCGTTCGTTCTGAATGTCCGTAAAGTCGGAGGCGGTGACATCACGCCAGCCGACATCACAGAAGCTGGCTTCTCCATTCAATCGTCTGCACAAGCGAGGATGGATGTCAACAACACGATCATTTCCGCCTCCTATGACAGATCAGCTACTCCGGGAACCGCACTACGACTGTACAATGTTATCTCGGACATAACAATCCTTGACAACTCGGAGATTCGCATATTCTACCAAGCAACGAGATATTCATCGTTGATCTGCAACTGCGAGATGTACCGAAGCAAGGCGACCGTTGAACTGAATCCTACTAAGTCGCACAGTCTCACGGGAGTTTTCAGAGACGTTAAGGGCTTGACTCTCCGTAAGGACTGGGAAGAAGGATTGAGTTCTTCTGTAGCCCGAAAGGTTCTAAACGTATCTAACTGTGACACGTTCGTGTTGTCAAAAGAAATAATACCTGCTATTACCGATTTTACGCAGAATAACGCATCTCTAGTGTTCCGTGGATGCAACGTTCCCGTGGGTATCTTCTATTACGATCACAATCCGGGTGGCAACGTATACACCGACATCGACTTCTCGAAGGCTTCTGAGCATCTCGGGAAGACCCTGCTTGAACAGGAACAGACGATTCTTGTATCTTCCAACGTAGAAGGGATGTACCGTCTCTATCGCAACGCTGATGACAAGGTATTCGGGATGCTGGTGCAGGACTACGCTTCTGTTGAGCATATGGGATACGGTGCATTGGAGAGTTCATACGACTCCGTGGTGTACTCTGACTGCGTGCTGGACGGTGTGTTCAACATCATCGGATGCAACGTATTCGGTGGAACTCTTGGCGGTGCTAGCAAGGTGCATTCGACCAGCCTTGAAGCCGTAGAGATCAACGGTAACTTCCGTGTCGAAGGAAACGCTCAGATCGAAGACACGCCTCTCAAGGGCACAGGATACATCGGTGGCAATGCCGAACTGAAGAACGGAAACGTGGAAGGCTATATCTACATGGACGGGAACGCCAAGTACATTCCGGAGAAAGTAGAGTATCCCAGTATATTGAAGTCTGTAGTTATGCGTGATAATTCGAAGGTTCTGAGACAACGTAGCGTAACTAATAACCACCTTAAACTACGATTGTACGACAATGCCACGATTAACTCGATAGCGTCTACGGATAGAGGAACTTTGATAATGAGAGGTAACTCTTACACGTATCGTGCAAACACGGACCTTACTCCGCTTGTTTACGGAACGCTAGAAATTAAAGATGATGCGAAAATTGATAACGCTATTGTGACGGTTCACGGTGATGTGCAAATCGTTGGTAGTTTTAACTTAAAAGGCGGTACTAGAATGATCTACGGTAAACACGTGATCGCTAGCCCGGATGACGTGAACAGACCGGAGCTACCGCCAACAAAAGCAACTTGGTAACATGGGATTGAAATACAGTATAAACAGTGCTGGTAGAATAGTAGCCGAGAGAGACATTTACTCTCTCGGTGGCTTTATACCTAAGGGAAGACTGGGAGGTTTTATCGCAGACGAAACGCAGTTATCGCAGGATGGTGATTGTTGGCTAGCAGGTGGGGACATCTCGGGTAGACCGGATATTCGTATTAAGGACAATGCCTATGTAGGGACGTTCACCCCAGGCGTTAATCCGGTTCACACGGATGGTGTAACGGAGTTTAGCGGGGACACGTTGATCCCGGGTAACATATCGGTAAGGTCGTTTGTAGCAGATACCAAGAACAACGTGTTTGTCAAGGATTCGTTTATCGGGGTATCTATGGATGTTCTTTGCGGACCTTCTACCACTGCAACGGCGTTCCCGTTTGAGCAAGGACGGTACGTAGAATCGGCTCCGAAAGGGACCTTATTCACGAGCGCATCCATGAAGGCAAACGCTGATAACTTCGTGCGAAATACGGCTACGCTTCGTTTAGGTAGAGATACTTACATATATATCCCGGTGGGATACAATGCTAGAATATATTGGGGGTATTATGATACATCCAATCAACTAGCGTATGCCGGAGAATCGGAAGTAGTTAGTTCTACTTTATACAAAGTGAGTCACCCGATATACAAGGTTTGCATGGTCTCTATCGCTAGGAATCCTACATTGACCCCCGCTGAACTAGGAGAATCCGGAGCTAAGATACTCGGACACATTAGTGGTAGTCTGTTACAGGACCTTCGTCCGGAATCAGCATCGGGTCAGTACGTGATGGATAAGTCATCGTTCATCATGAACACCGATAATTTCGGCTTGGCTGCTACGCAGGCGAGGTTCTTGGCCGGTGGACTGTACAATACCAACATGTACACAAAGACAGACCGACTGGAGTACAAACCGTATGGTACATTCCGGAATGTAGAACGATTGGAATATACTAAATATCTGTCCGATTCGTACCGTACCGCAGCAACTAGGGATACTTACATCTCCGCTTATGATTGTCCCCTGTTACGGGTAGACACTGATACCTACGGTACTTCGTTAACGTCAACCGGAGACCTAACGCTTCGTAGATGTATTGTCCCTAAAGCTGAATTCCTGAATGACGTTATAAACGGGAATACCTACGAAGACATAGATTTCTCCTACGCAAACGAAGACTTGGGATTCACGATGGCGGGGTACACTAGATTCGTTTCAAGCCATAAACAGGGCATATACCGCATGTCCGGTGGTCCCAGTTCTACGGGATTCGCTAGTCACAAAGGTAACTTGGCTGATACGGCTAGACTGTATCAAGCGGAGAAGTATATTCCTTTGGATGGGTCTATTATGGAACAAGGATTATACGGCGACGGTCAGGTGCCCTATGAATCCGTTAAGACGGGTAGTTCTATCCGGGTCCGGACAGGCAAACCACTACCTACTTATGGCTTAGTGTTCCCGTCTTTGCCCGCTGGGTATTCGGTGAAAGCGTTCCATTACTTGGATGAGGGCTTCATAATCCGCTCCACGGTTACGGACCCGACCGGAGTAGGCACTACCTATCCATACGTGGTTATGGTATTCAGAAAGGATGATGATTCGGCAATAAATGTAACGGATTTCATTGCGCTTAATCAAACATTACGTATCATAGACCACACGAAAGCACCGGAGATCACAGGATCAGCTTACGTGGGTGCGGGGTGTACGGTTCGTGGGGATGTTCAGCTACACGGTGATCCCTATGTTAACCGGGTGTTGGATGTGAATATGTGGGAACGTGGAACCGCTTCTCAATCCGTGGGAAAGTCATGGGAGGATTCTAAGATCTCTACTACACTTGGAAACCGTTTTAGATTAATGGATACTTTTCCGGTTGAACCGGGAGGACTTATAACCTGTAATTCGGGGTATTGGGTAGAGTGCTATTTCTTCGATTCCAATGGTATATTCATAAGTTCTCCGGGATGGGGACGTACGTCAAACTACGCACCCGCAGGGGCCGCATATGCAGGAATCGTTATCAAGAAATCTGAATCGGCATCTTACGCAGGCGGTCTCATAACGGAGGGGGATATTCCACTAGCCAACGTTAAGTATCTCCGAGCGTTCAAGAAACGTAGATACATAGTTAACGAACTAGACCGTACTAGCCCGGAAGACATTCTGTTAAGCGTGGATTATTGGGAACAGGGAACAGCCGGAGGCGGACAAGCAGACGCAGGTAAAACCTACGAGGAACTTAAAGCAACATCCGGAACCACTATAAGACTTAAACGTCCTATAAATGTTTCCCCGACATCTAGTATATCATCGGCATCGGGATTTTCAAGGTATATTAGGGTGCTAGACGCAGTAACTAAATTCCATTTAGGAGAATCACTTGCCAGTGCTAAGATGGCTTTACTTGCTGCTATTATTCAGAAAGACCCATCGGGTGCGATAACTCCATCGGAGATAGCCAATTCTAGGCTAGTACTGGAATTCGTACCACAGCCGAGAATCATCGTTCCCTACGGATCGAGTACTCGGTTTATAAGTGGACCTAAAATCCGGATGTACGACAATGCGGTTCTGTCCCGAAATTTCAACCATGATGCTGATATCATCCTACAGGGTGATGCTGTGATGGGATACGATTTCTCTTCCGGAGACTGTCTGTGTTCTAACGGTCACGATGACGCAATAATCAAACTGCCATGATATTCAGCGATGTAGTAAACTTTATGAATGAGCAAGCCGAGATAATCGGCTTGCCTATCTACTTCGGTTCGGATGATAATCTGAACGAGCGGGTAAACGCCATTGACGGCATATTCCTCACGTTCGATGTGCCCGGTGGTGGGATGAACAAGCTGCCTCCGGCTGTCCGGAGATATGATGTGGTCCTGCAATGCCTTGACAAGTCACATTATATGACGGACAACTTGCAGGAGTTGCTAACATTGGAACGGACGGACTTGTATATTAACCGCCTAATGTCTACTTTTGTATGTCATTTCGAGGTCGAAGGTCTGAAATTCGTTAAGATTCAAGGACTGTACGATTCTCAGAAGTCCGGATGGAGAGTGACATTTTCGGTAACGAATGATCTATTAAACTATGGATAAGGAAATTGTAGCGGTAGTTGAGCAGTTGAAGAAGGAAATATTCGAAAACTACGTGTCCAAAGGCTTGGTAGCCTCCGGAGACTTCGGTAGGAATCTTATTTTACACGAGAACGGTGACTCCGTTAAACTGACAGCACCGAAGCATGTTATCCAAATGGAGAAAGGGAGGAAGGCTGGGAGTTTTCCTCCCGTTTCTGCTATTAAGCAGTGGATCAAGGACAAGAACCGGACAGCAGGAACGGACATCCCGGAAGAGGCGGCATACGCCATAGCCTACGTAATCAAACGGGATGGCATCAAAGTTCCCAACAAATACAATGGTGGAGGGGTAGTCTCCGACATCATAAATCCCGAAAGGGTGAAGCGGTTAACGCTGGATATAAATAAGATCATTAAAGCAAAAATTCTAACAATATTAACGCAATGAGAGTAGCAATTCCTAGACTAAATACGAGCGTAGGTCTCACAGACGGACAGGCCTACAACTATCCCGGATGTCTGTCCATTTGGGATAACATCCCGTTGAAGCTGGTCGTTACGGACTTGCCTACGGACATCATAGTATACTTCTTTATACAATGCCGATCCTCCCTAGACTCGTTCTACGTAGCTAATCTTGAACCTGTCAACGGAATCGAGATAGACTTGGCATCCCACTTCTATCCGCTCCTCCCGGCATACAATGACCGGATAGCCGGGTACACTGTGGAACTAGGGCTGACTCACAGAGCTAACCTAACTGCCAACGTGCAGACTCAGACGTTCCGGATGCCCATAATGAACCTAGCCAGCCGGAACAACATCAACCGGGTATCTAATGCCGACACGGACTTCCGGGACGAATTGGGACGCAGAGCACCGCTAGCGCATACGCTGGATGATGAGTTCTTCATCAACAGTCAATATCACGACCGCACCTATGACATGGAAGTAATCTATCAAGACGGGTCTACGGACATGCTGAATTACTCGCAGGGTGGCGGTCTTCCGGATGCCTGTCAGTTCAAGAAGGTCACGCTCAAGAATCCGGACGGATCTGTAGCAGCCGTGAAGTTCTATCCGGAGGAGATTTCCGCATGCGGAGCTATCACGCTGCGCTGGCTTAACTCTTACGGGTCATATGACGCTATCTCCTGCTACAATTGGAGCACGCAGCCTACGATCACACAGGGCTTGGACGGTGGTACGATAACTAAGCGAGAGTTGACTTGCGTATTCGAACTGACCGAGGCTAACAAGTTCGCTCTTGATGTCCTGTCAACGTCTCCGGACGTTACGGTGAAGGGCTTGGATGGCGTACCTAATGACACCAAGATGCGCTGCTCCTCGACTACGGGAGTCAAGTATACAGCATCCGGCTTGGCAAGAACAGCAACGTTAAAATTCCAATACTGATATGGATATAAGGATACAGATAAACGGCACATTCTTGGAGGGCTTGACTAAGACAGATGTCAAACTCTCCATCAATGCGTCCTCACCCTACTCGTTTGGCGAGTCTACCCGCACCTACTCGGCTAACATCAAAGCACCGAGAAACCGGGTAAACGATGGTATCTTCTATCAGATGCGAAACTTCGGTTACGTGATGCGTGATACGAAGTACGAGGCTAGGATTTACATAGGTGGCATCGCTATCAACAAGCGTTTCAAGGCTAAGGTGACCTGCGATGAGGAGAGCTACAGCGTTGCGCTGTCTCAGTCGGATCTCAAGATGTCGCAGTTGCCCAAAGAAGTCGTGGAGAATCCCCTATACGCTTCCGGTGTGGGGAATTCATTGTTCTACAAGGCTAGCGATTTGGTGCAGCGAGCGTTAGGGTCTCCTACTCCCGTGACGTTCCCGTCTATTGATTACGGAGGTTATGAACCGGGTATTCTCATAGAGAACATGGGACAGAAGCCTTTATCCAAAGTGCTGGTAGGGAAATCCGTGACCGTGTTTTGGAGGTATGCATCTGAGACGGACGAGGGTACTAAGTACTTTAAGGGGAACTTCCTCGACATTAAGGAATATGATACCCGGACAGCCATGAATGCTCCTCTAGGGTCCACAGCCAACACTACGGCTGTGATAACTATGGACAACAACGCTTACATCACACTAGACATGTCTAGGGTAGGAACGATGCTAAATTTCGTAGTACTAAAGGCTTCATATAATAATCAAACCGTGGCGATATTCCAAAAGGACGATAATCAAAATGACATAACACAGGTTCGTTACAAGTTCGTTTCCACAACCATGAATATACCGACATATCTGTTCACAGGCTTGTACATCAGCCGTGACATCAATGTTTACAACAGATTGGATGCCACCCCACCAGCCTTCATGTCTCCGGACGAAGCTGTGAACCTTTCCGGTAAGATAACCGAATTGCAGAATTCCGGAGGGGTGACACAGGTGTACGGGAATTGCGGAGTATCTGATGCTATAACGTTTCTCACGGACTTGTGTAAGATATTCCAATGGGGGTGGAAATTCACCACGAATGTGGATGCTAGCGGAAACACGAATGTCATAGTTAATGTGTACCGATTGCTTGCTGATGACGCCCGTGAAGTAGACCGGAATCATGGAGCGGTAACCTTCAACGAATTCCGACAAGATTGGTCAGACTTTTACCTGTCAACCGATAAGATCGAAGATTCCGAGGGATTCCCGAACATCGGGACATTCAAGATAGGGGACTTTACAAAAAGCATACAATTATCTAAGGCATCTTTTACCGCGAAAGGGGACGTAGTAGAATCCGGTGTACCAAATCCGCAGGATGGAACCTACCCACGTCTAATAATACGTAAGGTAGAAGGGAGTCAAGCCCGTCCGTGGGCTGAATACTTCAAGTCGATCGAGTACACGCAGTCACTACAGAAGTACTACGGGCTGTTTTCGGACGCATTGGACGTGACAATTAAGGCTAAAATACCTTATTATCACATCGAAAACAGCTATAAGGAGAACGGAATCGTGTGGTTCAAGCAGCTAAATGCATTCTTCTACGTCCGTTCGATCACGGATTACAACCTATCCACACAGGAATGTAAGGTAAAATTGACTAAAATTAATCTAGCAAGAACAAAATAATGGCAGATAATGTTACACTATTAGACCTATCGTTCAACACGGCTGAAGCCGTAGACGGTTTGGATGCGCTTATCAAGAAGTCGCTCGAACTGTCGGACGAAAAGAAGCAGCTAATCAAGCAGATCAATGCGGAAAAGATCGCCCTTGCAGGTATCCGTCAGAACTACAAGGACAACCTGCTGGATCAGACGGCCTTCGAGAAGCAGTCAGCGAAGTCGGAGGAAGCGATCATCGCTCTTACCAAGCAGCTAAACAACAACAAGGTCGCCACATCGGAGAACGCTGCGCAGATCAAGGCACACACCACCATCGTAAACTCAGAGGCTGAGAACGTGGAGACCCTGCGTGCCCAGCTAGCGTTGAATACGAAGGCGTTGAACAAGATGTCCATCGAACAGCGAACCAACACCGAATCGGGAAAGCAGATGGTCGCTCAGACTAAGGAGATCTCCGACAAACTGAAGGAACTGGAGAAAGGCGTAGGCGACACACGGAGAAACGTAGGTAACTACGCTGAGGACATCGAATCCGCCACCGCCAATCTTGGTGGCATGACAGGTGCGACCGGGCAGATGATCAAGGGCATGTCGGGAGGCATCGCTTCCATCAAGGCATTCAACGCTGCGCTCATGGCTAATCCGTTCGTAGCCATCGCATCGGCTATCCTTGCGGTGATCTCGGCTATCGGCAAACTGATGGATCGCAACAACGAGTTAGCGGTGTCTGTGAAGACCATCCTTGCTCCTATCGAACTGATCATCACGAAGGTGCTGGATGCTGTGGCTGCCTTGTTCGTTGAGATCGTAAAGGTTTTCGAATGGCTGGCAGAGGCTTACGTCAAGGTTTACAACTGGCTTGGTCTGATTTCCGATGAAACGGTGAAAGCTATCGAATCGGCTAGAGGAATGGCACAGGTGCAGCGTGATATCTACAATGCCGAGACCGACAATGTGTTGGTCCTCGCTCGTCAGCGCAGGGAGTTGGAGAAGATGAAGACCATTGTAGCCGAGCAGACTAAGAGCCTACAGGAGCGTACTGAGGCTGCGGACCGTGGTATCGAGATTCTTCGGCAGATGGAGCAGGCGGAGCTCAGTGTTTTGCGGGCTAAATACGAGCAGATCAAGGCACAGAATGCGCTTTCCTACACATCCGATGAGGATAGGCGTAAGGAAGTGGAGGCTTTAGCTGCGTTGGAGCAGAAACAGGCTGAATACGAGGCGCAGAGACGTGAGCTAATCGGTCAGCGTTCCGGTTTTGAAAACACCGAAAGGACTAATGCGGCTGCTGCCGACAAGAAGCGTGCCGAGGATTACGCCAAAGCACAGAAGGCGGCTGCTGAGAAAGCCAAGAAAGCGAAGGAAGATGCCGACAAAAAGGCGGCAGAGACCGCCAAGAAGGTGCAAGCCGAGGTCCTCAAGAGATATGAAGCCGGGATAACTGAGATACAGTTGAAGATCCGTGAGTCTAATATCGGTATCGTGGACAAAAAGAAAGCCCTTGAAGACCAAGATAGGCTGAACCAAGCCATATTGGAGAAGGAACGTTACCGTCTCAGTCAAGGATTGATCACGCAACAGGAATTTGACAACATCCGGTTGGAACAGCGTGTGGCATTCCAAGAGCAGGTATCTGAACTTGAGAAGGCTGAAGCTGACAAGAAGAAGGCAGCTGCCGCCATTGATCTAGAGAACAAGCGTGCCATCGAGGAAGCTAACATAACAAGCGACTTTGAACGTGAGACTCTTCGTCTTGAGCAGCAGCGCCAATTAGAAGTTGCCGCAGCCGAGAAGGTCGGTGCTGACGTGACTCTGATCGAAGCCAAGTACGCTCAGATTCGGGAGAAACGTGAGAAGGAACTAGTCAACGCCAAGTTGCAGATGACAGCCGACATTGCCGGACAGATATCCAACATCATGGGACAGGAATCGGCAGCAGGTAAGGTATTTGCGCTGGCACAGGCTACGATCAACACGTATCTCGGTGCTTCTAAGGCTATTGCGCAGGGTGGTATTTGGGGAGTTGCCCAAGCAGCCATCGTAATCGCAGCCGGACTGAAACAGGTCGCTTCCATCGCTAAGGTAAAAGAGGATGTGCCGAAGACCAACACCAACGTCCGCAAGTACGCTAAGGGCGGTCAGATATACGGTCCGTCCCATGCGCAGGGTGGCGTGACGTTCTCCGGTTCGAATGGTCAGCGTTTCGAGGCTGAGGGTGGCGAGAATGTTTACATCCTCAACCGCAGGGCATCCAATGCCATCAATGCACTGTCTGCTCTGAACATGGAATACGGTGGCAGATCCTTCGGCAACTCTAGCGTGTACAAGTACGCAGACGGTGGCGGATTCGATGTGCTCAGTTCGCAATCGCTTACCAATCTGAACAAGGCTGTCAAGAAGGACGTTGATCTGTCACCCAAGACAATCGCAGCTATCGCATTAGCCTTCGTTGACGGTGTACAGAATGCTCCGAATCCTATCGTCTCCGTACAGGATATTACCGATGTTCAGCAGGGACGCACGCTGGTGATAGATTCCGCAACAAATTGAAACGGGAGTTTTAGAATTTAATTAAGTAAATAGATACCTTTGCAACTAATTAGGAACAACTATGATTTTTAAGAAATTACGAATTATCGAAGCAGGTCCTACCGCTAACTCGTGGGGACAAGAAGTAAATGGGGAATGGAAGGAAGCCTTGATCGTCATCAAGCCGGAATCCATAGCATCTCTTGTTGCGTTAGGCAATGAAAGACCTATCCATGCTCGTAGATCGCATAACGGTGCGGACATGCTGGACCGATACATCGGGAGTTTTTCTAACTTTATAGAAGAGGATGGCGTGGCATACGCTGATCTTACCATCTCGGAGGCTGCCGAGAAAGCCTACCCCAACGAAATTACCTTTATAACAGGAATGATCGAAAACGAACCGGAGATGCTTGGCGTTTCCGTAATCGACCTAGACTTAAAGGTGTACAATGTGGACGAAGACATCTTCGAGGTGACTGAATTTTTGGAGCTATTCTCGTGCGACTTGGTTGGATTGCCAGCCGCTACGAGTTCTTTATTTAGTAATAACAATCAAAATCGTAAATCTATGGGATTTTTTACAAGTTTATTCTCCAAATTTGCTGAGGAAAAGGCAGGTGAAGAGAAGAAAGATGAAGAAACCAAGCTGGCTGACCAAGTAGTAAGCACAGTGAACGGTGAAAAGATCACCATCAAGGCAAGCGGAGAAGAAGCTGCGATTGGTGACGAAGTGGTAAAAGAGGACGGTTCACCTGTCGAAGATGGCGAAGTCATCGTTGATCTTGGTGAAGAAGGAAAGATCATCCTCGTGATCAAAGACGGAAAGATCGCTGAATTCAAAGAGTACACCGAAGAGGTGGAAGTCGAGGAAGCAGGATCAAAGACTCCGGATGAATTCTCGAAACGCTTGCAGGCTGTTGAAAAGTCGCTGGGTGAGATCAAGACAATGCTGTCACGTCAGACAAAAACTCCTGTCATGCAGGAACGCAATGACGCTAGCAAGTCAAAACAGTCTTCTCATGACAAAACTCAACTGTCGAAAGACGAGAGACGCAGACAAGCGTATGAAGCCATGCAGAAATATTGCGGCAAAAAGTAGTTAATAACCTATCAATCATAAGATTATGAAATTTACTGATCTGAATAAACTTAACATGGAAAGCCTGTCGGAGATCATCTCTCTGACTGTTGGCTTGGTTGGAGAAATGCAGAAGGGTGCGACCGTTCTCGCAGGTATCGACAACAAAACTCCTATCGTGACATTCACTGCTAAGGACAAAGCCCTTCGCAAATCTACCGGATGTGACGGTAAGTACGAATACACCGAGATGGCGGACAAAGTGAAGTACTACGACTTCCAGCCCGTTGAGTTGCCTATCGTAGTGTGTCTCCAAGACCTTTGGGGTAAAATGGTTGCTAAAGGCATCCACTTGTCAGATGACTTTAGCGAAACCGAATTGGCTGGCTTCATGGCATCAGAAGTTCTGAAGGTGCTGGAAGCTGACTTGCTCCGTTTGGCTTGGCTGGACGGTCAAAAAGACGCTGACGTAGCGTACAACATTTTCAAAAACGGTGGTTTCATCAAGCAGATGGAAGATAGCGGTGAAACTATTCTCACGCTGACGCTGGGTACCGACGACACCACAGGAGTTGTCCGCACGATGAAAAAACTGATCGACAGCCAACGTCCGGATCAACTGGAAAACTCTGAATTCTTTGTGACATCTAACGTGATGCGTATTTTCAAGGACTTCACACAACAGAAGGATAACCACATCGCTCAGATGATCATGATGGACGGCAAACCGGAGTATTACTTGGAAGGCTACAAGATTAACGAGTTGCCTCACGTATCAGCATCTATGACTGCTGACACAACCAAGAAGGAGGCGTTTATTGCGTTTACTCCGAAAACGAACATCCAAATCGTGCTGGAAGACAGCAACGTGAACATAAAACCGTTCCTGCAGGACGCTCAGACACGTAAGTACTACTCTACTACTGTCTTCGCTGCTGACGTAATGGTAGCTGTTCCGGAAATTTTGAAACTTGCGACTAAAGCGAGATAACTTTAAAACTGAAAACAATGGCATGTCTAACTAAACTCAATAAGGCTATCGTTTTCGGTTGTGCTGGAGGAGCTATCGGTCTGTCCGATCTCCTCCTAGTTAACAAAATTGACATACAATCTATCACCGTAGTGGATAACGAGGTAACAGCGATTACTTTAGTTTCCGGAGCAAAGGCTTACGCAGTCGACTGCTACAAGAACGGTGTTAAGATCGCAGAGGCTATCCGATCCTTAGATGCCGCCAATGGCGTGGAGCAGACAGTAACCGTTACTGTTTACGACAAGACCAAAGATGGCGCAAGAATCGTGGATTCTCTGCTAAATGGCAAATTTGTTGCTTTCGGCAAACTGAAAGACGGTGGTGTTATAAAGGTAGCCGGAGGGCTGGCTGGCTTGGAAGCCGCAAGCGCAGACTCCGACACATCCTCAGCAGGAGGATTTACTACTGTCACGTTGAAAACTCCGGACGGAGGAAGAGGCGACTCTGTGATGGTAGCAAGCACAACTGCTTGGACTTATCTTAATGCTAACAAAATAACCGGGTAACTATGGGATGTATAAGTAATATTACAGGTGCTATAACCTATGACTGCTTAGGCGGTGCTGTTGGGATTGCCGATCTGCTGCTGATCAACTACTCTGACGTTCAGTCTGTAGCCATCAATGCGGGAGAAGCGACCATCACGCTGGTAGGCAGCGCAAAACCTGTGAGAGTCGCATCCATCCGGAAGGGAGCTAATGCGACCGAAGCAGTAAGATCAAACGAAAATGCGCCAAATGCGCTGGAACAGACCGTTAACTTTACGGTGTATAAGAAAACGAAGGTAGAAGCCGATTTCGTGAACACAATCATCAACTCTCGACTAGTAGCAGTTGCCAAGATGGTGGAAAACGGAGTTTACCGGATATTCGGACCTAATTATGGCTTGGAAGTCTCTGCATTGGAAGAGTCAGCTAACGAAAACGGTGGATTCACCGCTATAACGCTGTCAACTCCGGAAAATGTGCTGGGAGAGCCGAGAGCAGTGATTACGGAAAGTACTTGGAACACATTAGTAGCTAAAGCAGGATAATATGGCATGTATCAAGAAAATAACAGATGATTTGGCTTTTGACTGTAACAATCCCGGTCTGATTGCTGGTATTGTGGGAGTCGAGGAAGCTATCATAATCAACTTCGAGGATGTGTCTAGCGTTTCTGCTACACCATCCACAGGCAGCGCATTGATCACGCTGAAAGCCGGGACAAAAGGCTACACTATCCAATGCGTCAAAAACTCAGTGCAGATCACCGAAGCCGCACGAGCAAACGATAACGCTCCTACTATGCTGGAGTTGACCGCAAACATCAAGTTGCTGTCTGCCCTTCCGGTAGTAACGTACATCAACGGATTGCTCTCCGGATCATTCCTGCTGGCTGTCAAGACGAAAACTAGTCAGTACTACCTTCTCGGAGCACATTCTCCGTTGGAAGTATCTGACATGGTTACGGACAGCGCAACCGATGGCGTGACAACTGCGACTCTTAAAACACCGGACGGTGCATGCGGTGACTACCGTTACAGCATCACAGCCGAATTGTACAACAAACTTAAAACGAAAGCATAATGGCTAAAAAGAAAGAAACTAAAGATATCCAGCCTGTCAGACAACTTGTCACTTTGACAGACGAAGTAGAAATGCTGATGCTATGTAAGAGTATCACGCATTTGAAACTTGACCCTACCTGCCACATGGATCGCAAGTATGCGAAAGATTGGTACGAGAAGCACTACATCACAGGCATCCATGCCCGTTACGTGATGAAGCCGGGTCTTACCATCAATCACGTAGGTGACGGAATCGTGTATCGTGCATTTAACTGTACCGATGCCATTGCGGTTCGCATCATGAAAGAAAACAAGGATTACGTAGACTACTTCGAGGATTTGGGTGAATTCGTCATGCCGGGTGCAGACATGCCTACAGTGATTCCGGAGACACCGCAGGACGATCCTGTAGTAGAGGAAGACCAGCCTACAGTGATTCCGGAAACTGAGGACGACAAACCGCAGGTTGAGGAAGCACCGAAGGAAGAAGCACCGAAGGAAGAGGAAGCACCTGCTGCTCCCGAAGACGATAAGGTGCTGGAAGACCTTGAGAAAGAACTGAACGAAGAAAAGTAATCAAACCATTTAGTGATGATAGCGCACAAGAAAGTAAATGTAGTAATAGACAGGGCTTTAAAGACGAGCGCACGCACGAATGAGAAAGTTGTGGGATATGGGGAAGGAAACCTGTATCCCCAAATTATATCAGAACTCATTTATGCGAGTAAGACAGCCGCTTTAAGCACCGAGAGATTGTCAGAAGCAATCGAATGCGAGGGATTCTTGCATGAGGAATTCGCTAACCTTGAGAATGCCTATGGGGACACGCTGAACGATGTGTTAAACTCCATAGCATACGACATCGCACGATTTCGGGGTGCTGCGCTTATCGTCCAATACGGAGGCGATTACCGTCCGAAGGCTGTCTACCATGTTCCGTTCGAATACGTTCGTGCCGGGCTGAACAAGGACTATCTGACGAATCCCGTTATCCACAAGTACGTGGTATTTAATAACTGGGAACGGCAGAACATCAAAAGCACGACTCTTGAGAAGACATCGGTGACCTACCCGGCATTTGATCCGGACAACTTCGCTGACGAATGCGAGTTTTACGGTGGCATCGAAAACCATCCCGGTCAGTTGCTCTACATGAATTTCTGTACCACCAAGCCCTATCCTCTTTCACCGTTCCACGCAGTGCAATCCGAGATGCAAGCCGAAGCGATGAATTCCACCTACGTGGAACGCACGCTGACACGAGGCTTCCACATGTGCAAGATTGTCTCCCACGGTGATTTCGCTGATGAGAGCGAGCAGGACGACTTCGTGAAGGGGATGCGTGACATCATGGGTGCTGAGGGTGCTGGTGCGGTAGTGATGGTCCGTGATGACACCACGATAGTCCCACAGTCCCGTCCATTTATTAAGGTGGATGACTTGGGTACACCGATCGACTCTAACTTGTACAAAGCCTACTGCGAACCGCTCAAGAAGGACATCGCTTCACAGGCTTACAACATACCGATCCCGCTTGTCGACTCTTCGCTCATCTCGTTCTCCAACGCTTCCGGAGAAGTCGTGAGGGAGATGCAGAAGGTCTACCGAAGATCAACCGTTAAATTACGTAACAAAATCAGCCGTGAACTGGCTAGAGTTTTCGATGTTCCCAAAGAATTTTGCGAAATCCGAAACGAACTTGAGGAAACCGAAACGGCTACAATACTTAAATCTTAAACGATATGGCTAACTTTGCAAATGTGATCAAGAAATTCCGGGATATCTTTAATATCGCTGCAGATGTTAAAGATGCCGAGATCAACAAGGTCATCCAAGAAGCCGATAAACTCGACATAAAACAGGGACTGTGCGGTGATACATTCGTCAAAGTTCCTGCCTTTTTTGGTGGAGGCTTGGATGGCGGAGACATCCCGGATTCGTCTACTTCGGACGATGCCTATTCGCTCACCGTTGACGTGGGTGATGAGTCTTACGAAATCGTCCCACTGTCCACAATCCTGTGCTATTATGCCTTTGCACGATACGTCAAGGACGCTGATCAGAAAAGCACATCCACAGGATTCAAGATTCCCGGCTATTCGGCATCGGTGATCGTTCCGGACAACTCTAAAAGTAGACGCTACGAAGCAGAAAAGGGAAAAGCGGATTCATTTTTAGAGGACTTCCACACCGTTTACGAAAAGTACAAAGAAACTATTAAACCACAGGGAAACGAGTGCTGCAAGCCTCAGAAATACCGCATATGTTTTATTAACTAACACATATATAGTATGAAAAGGGGAATGAAAGAAGACCTACAGATATTTACAGCTATCGGGATGCTGGTTTCGGGAGTTGTACTATGTTACTTAGGCTTCTTTAGATCCGGAGACGGTTCAATCCATGAGTCGGTGTTGTGGTATTTTGCCCAATGCCTCATTTGGGCTGGATCAATCTTCGGCATAAGCATTTACGTTCGTGGGAAAGTAGAGAGTTATTTCAAAAACTTTAACATCGGTGAGAACCGAAAGGAAGAGGAGACTAAAGATGGTAAATAATACTAATAAGGTAGACGCAATCATTATCCATTGTAGTGCTACACGTGAAGGGCAGGACATCGGAGCTAAGGAGATTGACGCAATGCACAAGCAGCGTGGTTTCAACGGAATCGGTTACCATTACGTGATCCGCTTGGACGGAACTGTAGAACCGGGAAGGAGTGAAACCGCCATAGGTGCTCACTGCAACACCAAAGGCTTCTCGAAAGAGTCATACAACCGTCATTCGATCGGTATCTGCTACGTAGGTGGGCTGGATAAGAACGGGAAAGCGAAAGATACCCGTACACCGCAGCAGAAGGAAGCATTGATCAATCTTATTAACGATATTTGCAGACGTTACCCGATAGTCGAGTTGCTGGGACATCGGGACACATCTCCGGATTTGAACGGAAATGGGGAAGTAGAACCAGCAGAGTATATTAAGGCATGTCCCTGCTTCGATGTTCGGAGCGAATACGGATTGCTGAAGAAGGACGTAGTAATCACACCATGAGAAAGTATTTGATTATCGCATGCCTGCTGCTAGTAATAGCAGTGGGCTTCCTTTTTAATAAGGTAGAGCGACAGAAGGTCGAACTGGACCGTAAACAGAACAACATCGAAGCCTTGAACATTGAGGCTACGCAGTACAGGACGGAAAGCGGTAAGTTAGCTGAGCAAATACGCTCGCTGTCCTTGAAGAAATCGGAGCTAGAGCTATTCAACTCTGATTTGGAAGAGACCGTAAAGGACTTGAAGATAAAACTCCGGGATGTCAAGGCAGCACATACGGTGGAAACCAAGCTAGAAATCCGCACCGTTACCAAGACGATCCGGGATACTATTCCCGGTGTTTACCGATTCGAATACTATGACGGATGGAACAGAATAGCCGGAAGAGTATCTCCGGATTCTACAGAAATTAACAATTCATCAGTGGATTCACTTACCGTAATCAACCACGTCAAGCAGAAACGGTTCTTGTTCTTCCGAATTGGCAAGCCTAAGATACTGACTACCGTAACTAACAGAAATCCTAAAAACAGGATTCACGTGACGTTTTCAGCCAATTTTGACTGATTTGTAATGTAAATACAGAAGTTTAGAAACGCATCTGTGCAACATAACTCACTGCAAATCAAGTAGATGCAAACAATGCATAGATGTGCATTGTTGATTATTCTCCCATCTATGCAGGATAACCTACTGATTTATAGATATTTGCATTAATGCATAGA